TTTATCCCTTCCGTAAAGGGGTTGTGCGTTCTTACTTTTACGAGAATCACGATCTTCTTTTCTGAAGTGATCTTCCTTTCTCAGTTTGTATATATTCTGAGAAGCTAAATTTATATTAAATCTTTGAAATGGTTTTGTATCTCCCACGTGTAAATAATATTTACCGGCTCGGATGAGTCGGAATATTCTGTTTACCAGAGATACAACATACTTAGATTTCTTTACAGATTTAGTTCTACATCCTCCCACCTTTACCAAATAATCAATCAACTTTCTAATCTTCCTAGAATAGAAACCATAACGACTATGCTCGGCACCTTTCGTTAACTTTTCCTTCCTTAAGAACATAGAGACCAATTTACTTGAACTGAGTTTAAGTAGCATGGATTTCTTCTTTTGAATGAAACGTTGACGCTTGCGAGGGTTAATTTTCTTCTTTTTGATACTAATAGATGAACTTTCACCAAAGTTGAGCCTAAATTTACGCTCCGCACTAGTTGTTACCAGGTTAAGCTTGTCCTCAGCGCTTAATTCTGATTGATTCCTGTGAACTTGTACAAAGTCTTTCTCCAAATCTTTCTCGATTATGGATATCTCGTCCAATTTATGGACATCAGGATAAAGATTTCTAACAAGACTATCAATTTTCGTCGATGTCGAGATATGTTTCTTCTTCAAGTAACGTATCATCTTATGTGCACCTTTTATTCCTTGCTTTCGCATTGTAATATAAAGATTTCTCCATCCCTCATAATTGAGCCTCTTTTTAGAATCGACTTCATTCAACATAATTATTTCAGACATCATTACGACCTTTACTGATGTAAAAGTTGTATAACCATCCTCTCGGGTTGCCTCCATAAATTTTTGGCAGAACACCCCTCGGTTAGGACTTATATGACTCTTCTTTTTATTTTGTTTTAGACCTAGTCTCTTTATCTCTGATTCATATCTCTTGACTTGTTTCCTCGTTAGACATCCAAACATATCATCTCCATGTGTGACATATTGCTCTTCTTTAATCCCTGCCTGCGCTGCGCAGTACATTTGAGAGAGATTCATTAATGTCCATGAGATGCCTATGCCCATATGCATAGATTGTTTTGTAATTTCACCTTCC